TCGTTCTCGACCCGAAGGACGGCAGCGTTCTGTACAACTGGTTCGACGAGTTCCAAATCACGCAGGCCACTGAAACGCCGTTCAACCTCTCGGCGGCAACGGCCAATAGCCTCCGGCCGATTATCAACGGCGTCAAGCGCTATATGGCCCGCAAGGCGCAAGGCGCGTTCACCAACCAGACGCGCATCATGGCGCTGTGCGGCGACGTGTTTTATGACCAGTTCTCGAACCATCCGGACGTGATCCGCACGTTCGTGAACTGGGAAGGTGCGCGCGACATCCGCGATGACTCGTTCGGCGACGCTTTCGCATCGTTCGATTTCGACGGTATCACGTGGGTTAACTACCGCGGCTCTGACGACAACACGTCGGTCAAGATCGCCGACGACAAGGTCAAGTTCTTCCCGGTCAATGCCCCCGGAATCTTCCAGGAAGTGATGGCGCCGGGCGAATCGGCCGAGTTCATCAACCAGCCAGGTGCGCCGGTGTACGTGCTCCCGATCATCGATCGCGATCGCCGCATGTGGTGGAAGATGGAAGCGTACGCATATCCGCTGTATCTGTGCACGCGCCCCGAAGTTCTGGCGAGCGGCCGCGCGGGGTCGTAATGCCCATCGACTGGAATGCCGAGGTCATCGGCCCGCTGATGGGAGTCTTCGGCGAGCCGGTGGTCTACGCACCGCAGGCTGGCGCGACATTTCAGATCACCGGCGTCTACGACAAGGCGTTCTTCGCCGTAGACGTCGAGACCGGATCGCTAGTCTCGACGTCTCAACCAACGCTTGGCGTGCAGCTTTCGCAATTCCCGTCGAACTACCTACCCCAGCAAGGCGATCAGCTTCGGATCGTTGGAACGGGTGAGCAATGGGAAGTGCGAGAGGTTCATTCCGATGGCAAAGGCGGCGCTCGCCTGATGCTTAACGTACCAGGCCAAACCGATGTCTGATCAGACCGCACGCGCGGAATTCCGCGCGGCGTTGCTTTCCGTGCTTGGCATGGTGAGCGCGCATCTGTATTCGCCCGGGGACTGGAACGTGACGGCGTCGAAGATGCCGGCGATCAAGGTCCGATATGGCGTCGAAGAGAAGAAGTCGCTCGGTAATTCTGGGCAGACGGCCTTCGATACGACGAGCGTCTTCGAGATCCGTGTAGAGGTGTCCGCTGTCTCTGGCCCGGCAGCGCTTCTCGCGCTCGAAGGCCTCCAGGCTGACATCGAGGCGGCAATTTTCAAGAGCGTGCCGCTGCGCAACCTCGCACAGGACTTCCCGTTCGTGCGCACACAGACGGATGTAAGCGCTGAAGGCGAGACGCACATCGGCGGAATGCTGATCTCGCTCGGTGTGCAGATGTACGAGACGTTCTATCCCGACGTGACGGCGCAGCTGGCGGAGATCGACCTGACGGCAGACCTGGTCAATGTCGCCGATCCGACAGGCACATATCCGAATCCGCCGTTCCCGAACGCAGTCACGCCCGCACCAAGAACCGAAGGCCCAGACGGCCGCGCGGAAGGCTTCGTCAAAGCCACATTCCCCTAAAAGGAGCGACGAATGATCGTCAAACCTGCGCCGGGCCTCAAGGTGAGGCACCCGGTCACGAAGCAATTCCTGCCGGACGAAGGTATCGAAGTGCCGGACGGCGACATTTTTTGGAACCGCGCTGCGGCCGACGGTGACGTCGTGATCGCTGCGGCGGCTCCTGCGCAAGCTCGCGGAGGTGACAAGCAATGACGGTGCCTTTCAAGCAGATCCCGCAGAACGTCCGGACGCCGTTGTTCTTCGCTGAAATCGACAACTCGCGCGCCAATACGGCGGTGACGAACCAACGCGCACTGCTGATCGGTCCGATGACGACCGGTGCGGCGACGGCGAACATTCCATTGCTGTCGGCTGGCACCGGTGATGCGAATACGCAGTTCGGTGCGAACTCCGTCCTGGCGTTGATGGCAGCGCAGTATCGCCGGAACGACCAATTCGGCGAACTCTGGTGCCTGCCGCTCGCGGATGCCGCCGGCGCGGTGGCTGCCACCGGCTCCATCGCGTTCACGGCAGCGCCGACGGCCAACGGCACGATCTCGCTTTATATCGCGGATCAACTGGTCTCCGTGCCGGTGACGCAAGGTATGACGACGGCGCAGATCGCGACGGCTGTCGCGGCAGCGATCAATCTGATCCCGGCGATGCCGGCCACCGCCGCGGCTTCGACGAGCACCGTGACCCTGACGGCTGACAACAAGGGGCTCGTTGGCAACGACATCGACATCCGCTTCAATAAGCAGGGTGCCGCGGGCGGTGAAGTGCTGCCGACCGGCCTGACTGCGACGATCACCGCGATGGCGTCCGGTGCGACGAACCCGACACTGACGACGGCGCTCGGCAATTTGCTCGACATGCCGTTCGACTTCATCGCCTGCGCGTTCACGGACACGACGTCGATGGATGCCATCAAAGCGTTCCTCAACGATTCGACGGGGCGCTGGAGCTGGCAGCAGCAGGTTTTCGGGCATGCCTTCTATGCCTATCGCGGCACCTGGGGAAGCCTCACCACGTTCGGCACGGCACGAAACAACCAGCACGAATCAGTGATGGGGTTCAACGATTCGCCGACGCCGTCGTGGCAATGGGCCGCGGCAGTGGCCGCGGTGACTGCGGTCAGCGTCCGTGCTGACCCTGGCATTCCGATGCAGACCGTGGCGCTCACCGGCATCTCGGCGCCGCCGCTGCAGTCGCGCTTCAACCTGAGCCAGCGCAATACGCTGCTGTACGACGGCATTTCGACCTTCACGGTCGCCGATGACGGAACCGTCGCGATCGAAAACCTGATCACGACGTACCAGACGAACGGATTCGGGCAGACGGACAACAGCTACCTCGAGATCGAGACGATGTTCCTGCTCGCGTACGTGCTGCGGCGCCTGCGGACGCTCGTAACGTCGAAGTATGCGCGCGTGAAGCTGGCGGCCGACGGAACGCGCTTCGCGCCGGGTTCCGCGATCGTGACGCCGAAGATCATCAAGGCGGATCAGATCGCGGAATACCGCCAGATGGAGTACGAGGGCTACGTCCAGGGCAGCGACATCTTCGCGCAGGCGTTGATCGTCGAGCAGAACGCCTCGAACCCGAACCGCGTCGATGTACTCTGGCCCGGGACCCTGATCAACCAGCTTCGGATCTTCGCGCTCCTGGCGCAATTCCGTTTGTCGACGACCCAGACCTGATCGGCTCTGCGTGTCACGGCAATGCGCCGCCCCTAACCGGGCGGCGTTTCTATTTCTGGAGAGCCATCTATGGCGAACAACACTGGCCTCATCGCCGGTACCGCGTACCTGACCGCCGACGGGGTGAACTATCAGGTCGAAGGCGAGCTGAAGTACGACGTCGGCAGCGTCACGCGCGAGTCGAAATCCGGGCAGGACACGGTGCACGGTTTCAGCGAAATGCCGAAGGCGCCGTACATCAGCGCTTCGATTCGTGACTCGGGTGGCCTGAGCCTTGCCGCGTTCAACGCGATGCGCAGTATCACCCTGGTGCTCGAGCTCGCGAACGGAAAGACGGTGATCGGCCGCAATATGTGGACGACCGAGGCGCAGGAAGTCGATACGACGGAAGCGAAATTCACGTGCCGCTGGGAAGGTCTCCAGGGCGCCGTCACGGAGCAGTGATCGATGAGTGATACGAAAACCATCGTCCTGCGAAAACCGCTGACGTACGGCAAGGGTGCGGACGAAAAGACGGTCACCGAGATCACGCTCCGCGAGCCGCTGGCCGGCGACTATGAATCGGCCGAGCGTTTGGCCGGCGTGTTCGGTACATCGATCGCCCTGGTCGCGATCCTCAGTGGCGTCCCGGTCGACGTGATCGATCAGATGTATGGGAGCCAGATCGACGAGGCAGAGGATTTCATCGCATCGTTCGGGCACGACGCCGCACGAAATCCAACGGCCAGCCCCGACGAGATCGTTTTGACGCTTTCGCAGCCGGTGCGGCTGACGACTGACGACAGCCCGCTCAATATCGCGTCGCTGACGCTGTGCGAGCCGACGAACCGGCAGAAGCGGAAAGCAGCCGATGCGGGTGGCCCGTTCGCCGGCGCCGTCGCCATGATCAGCATGATCGGGAAGGTGCCGAAGAGTGCGGTGCGCGGGCTGTGCGCGCGCGACTTCCTCGAGGCGATCGGCTATTTCAACGGTTTTCAGGTTCGGCGGTCACCGGACTCGGACGACTGATCGCCGAAAGAACCTCGATCGCTGAATGGTGGGATGACCGTCTGGCGGAGCTGACGCACATGATGCGGTGGCCTCCGGATGCGGTCGAGGACATGACTGAAACCGAGATATTGCGCTGGCTTGAGCGAGCGCGTCGCCTCGGCAAGAGGATTGGGGTGAGTTCATGAATTTCGGAGATGCCGCAGGCGCTGTCCTCGGTGCCGCGTCGGGAATTTCCAATCTCGCGAACTCGCTTGCGGCCCGGCTGGGCGGCTCGGTTGGATCGTATTTCGACCAGCTCCGCCCTGCGTCCTTTCGGGGCGTCTCGTTCGTCTCGCTGGGCGGGAGCTCGTCGTTCGGACGGCGAAAGCAGCCGCACGAGTATCCGCAGCGCGACCAGCCATGGGTAGAGGACCTCGGGCGCGGAACTCGTCGAATCCGGATGCTCGGATTCGTCATTGGCGACAACGTCATCGCGCAACGCGACGTCATGATCGCCGCGTGCGAGGCCGCAGGCGACGGCGAGCTCGTGCATCCGACGCTCGGCCGGCGCACCGTGAGTCTCATGGATTTCCGGAGCGTCGAGCACTGGGAGCGCGGCCGCTATTTCGAATTCCAGTTCGAGTTCATCGAGGGCGGTCCGCGGACGTATCCCACGGCTGAAGCCGCGACGCTCGAATCGGTGCTGAATTCGGTGACGGGGCTCAACGTAGCTGCCGCCGTCGATTTCGCAAAGACCGCTCTGGGCGCTGTCTCGTATGGCGCAGCTGTGCTGGGAAGCATCGTGAATACCGCGGTGGGTTGGTACACGTTCGCGACCGGCCTGGTTGGCGACGCGAGGAACCTGTTTCAGCTCCTCTTTAGCTTGCCGGGGGATTTCGGACGGTTCTTCGGCAGCGCGACAACGCCGACGTTTAGCCGCGGGCCGAGCGCACCTGCGCCGTCTGGAATGACGGTTCAGTCGCTCATTGAGAGTGCGACTACTGCGCGGGCGAATGTGACCGCGGCAGCCGCCGCGTTGGATGCAGCTGCACGAAGCTTCAGCGCGTCGACCGTCGATAACTTCACTGGAGCGGTGCAGGGCGTGACGAGTGCCGTGCTTGCGGCCACGAATGACCCGAGCGACTCAGTGCGCTTGTTGGCCACGCTCGCAACGTTTTCGCCGGCGAATGACACGACGACGTCGGTTATCGGCATGGCGATGGGTGGCGTCGAGGGCGCATGTGCAGACTTGTTCCGGCGCACCTCGATCGGTGCGGTCGCGCAAGCCTCAGCTTCCTATCAGCCGAGCTCGAGCGACGACGCAGCGAAGATTCGAGATTTCGTTACCGGAATGATCGATTCGGAGATGGCGATCGCAGGTGACAGCGGCGCTGATCAAACCTATGAGGCGTTGTCAGCACTCCGTGCTGCAGTCGTCGCCGATCTCAACAAGAGGGGGGCGGCGCTTTCGGCGATCAAGACGTTCGAGGTTGCGCAGCCGATGCCGTCGCTGGCCCTCGCAACGCGAATTTATCGCGACCCAACGCGGGCTGACGAACTCGTTTCCGAGGCTGATCCCGTGCACCCTGCTTTCATGCCGACCACGTTTAAGGCATTAGCGAACTGAGAACTGAGCCGGGGCTATGGCGAGCAAAATTTCGATCGCGATTACCGCGAATAACCAGGCATCCGGCCCGATCGGGAAGGTCCAGAACAGTCTGGCAAAGCTCCAGGCGCAAGCGAATAAGGTTGGTCTTAGCAATATCGGGCGCTCGATTTCGCTCGGGTTCTCCTCGAACAGTGGCGCGATCTCCGAGATCGCTAGCTTTGTCGGGAAGGCGGGGATCATCGGCGGCGTGACGGCGCTGACGATGAAAATCGCACAGATGGAGTCGCAATGGGCGTCGTCGGTACGCTCGATGAACAACCTCGGGATTCGAACGGGGTTGCCGACGACGACTGCCTACGGCGTGCAGTACGCCGGGCGCCTGGCAGGATTGTCGCCCGAGCAGGCGAATTCAGGAATCGAGCAAGTTCGGCAGTCGTACAGCGATGCGCTTAATAACCGTAACCCGGAGGCGCTCAAGCGCTTCCAGGCGGCCGGCATCTCGACGAATCCGGCGCGTCTCGACTCCATCGAAACCGTGCTGACGAAGCTTGCGGCCTACTCGGAAACGCTGCGGAAGCAGGGCAAGTATGGAGGTGCGCAGAACTTCCTCAATGCTGCCGGAGCCGGGTCGCTGATTGATTTCCTGAACCGGGGGCCGGGGCAGGTTGCGGCGGATCTGCAAGCTGCGAAAGCCTACGTTCCGACGGAGCAGGATATTCAGCGCGCCCGCGAATATGCGGACGCATCTGCAAAGCTGAGCATCACGTATGAGCGGCTTAAGACGACGGTCTTGAGCGACCTCGAACCTGCTCTTAATTCGGTCCTCAACGGAATTCAATTTTTCTTCGATGCGTCGAGCGGTCGCGGGCGTCCGCAGGCGCAGCCGAACGGATCGGACGGTACCGAACAGCGCATCTGGGATGGGTTCGAGCGCTTCGGGAATTCGCTGCGCGGCCGTGGGCCGTACACGATGTCCCAGCTGAACACGAAGACATCCGTCGGCAACGGTGCGCAGCTCGAGCAGGCGCGCTCGATGGTCGAGTGGTACGTGAATCATGGCCTTTCGCGCGATCAGGCGATTGGTATGGTCGCGAACGCAAGCCGCGAAAGCAGCCTCGATGAGCGCGCCGTCGGAGACAACGGAAAGGCAGTAGGCCTGTTCCAGTGGCACCCGGACCGCCAGGCGCTCTATGAGAAAACCTTCGGCCGACCTCTCGAGCAGGCATCCCGCGAAGAGCAGATGGGGTTCTCGTTGTGGGAGTTGAAAAACAACGAGCAGGCCGCCGGTCGCGCGCTCTTGGATTCGACACGGGCGGAAGATTCGGCCGCCAGGATTTCGTCGCTTTACGAGCGGCCAAAGGACCCCAATGAGGCGAACGTGCGTGCTGGTATCGCGCGTGGCTTGAGTGATGAGCTCGGTCAGGCGGCTGGCGATCCTGGCAAGGTGCGAATCGAAATCGTGCACAAGAACCCTCCGGCCGGCACAAGTGCGAACGTGACTTCGTCTCCGAACGTTGAAACGGAGATGAAGACCGACCGACAACAAGCGCCACTTGGCGACCAATACGCTTATTCACCGGGCAATTTCTGATGTCGAATGCAGACCGTATCGTCGATGCCGTGGGCGCGAAGCCCGCGGCAGACGAAGTGCGCGTGCTGTTGACGCAGGATGGACTTTCGCTCACCGGCTGGAAAAGCGTTCGGATCACGAGATCGATCGAATTCGG